GTTGTTAGCCGCTGCAGGTTTCACGTTAGTGGGTGACGTGGCCTTGGACTGCAGTTCTTCGAGTAGAGTCTTGGCATAGTCCTGTTTCTGAACGTCTTCCCGCATTTGTGCGAGTTGCTCCTCCAGATTTTTAATGTAGCCATCAGCTTCAAGTTTGCCTTTGGCTAGCACCTCAGGGTCTTTCCAGTTCTCTCCCTTAGTGGCGACGAGCTTTGCCAGGTATGACTCCTGTTGTTCAGTTGTCGTCTGTGATGCTTGGCTCTCTTGACTCTGCCCAGATGGTTGCTGAGCTTGGTCGAACACGTTTGTCAAATTGTTAGTCCTTGTGGTTAAGGTCGATTAAGTTGAGTAGATCGTCGAGAACAGCGTTATATTCATTTACGGCGATCTGCTTGTATTCCCAACCGGGGGAATAATCCCGAACAGCTTCCTTACGGACATAGTGCTGCTCTAGAATTTCACGGAGGTCGTCGAAGGCATTACGATACGACAACACTTCTTTCTTGCGTTGCTCCCGTTCAGAGTCCTTGACGCCTCTAAGCCATACAGCTTGCATTAAACACCCATCTGCTGAGCAGCCATCAGTTGCTCTTGGTTAACCATCTCAGCTTCCTGAACGGTCTGCTGAGTCTCAAGCTGCTCAATGACGCTAATGTTCTCACCATACAGACGAGGCTCACCAAGCTCTTCAGCCATAATCTTAGCCATCTCTTTGCCCGACAAGTGAGGGGCGATGGTTGGGTCGGCAAGCTTTAGCTGATAGAGCTGGGTGAGGTTCTGTACGCGACGAGCACGTTCAGCGAAGTGACGAGCACCGACAGGGACAATCTTACCCTTGGCAGTGATGTCGTCTTTGGTAATGCTACGGAACAAGATGGCCCCAGTGGCGTCGTCAAGAACCCGGATGGTGTCCGACATGTTCATGTTACGACGAGCGACCTCAAGCATGGCGTTCATAATAGGTTCAAGGAACGTACGCTCAAAGTGGGCAGTCTTATGCTCAAAGATACGCGAGGCTGAGTTCTGGAGGCTCTGGACCTCAAAGGCAGTCTTCTCACCGGGTGTACGGATACCCATAGCCTGACGAGGAGCACCAGCCATCTCCTCCATCTTGTTCTCAAGGAGTTGAATCTGGAGGTCAGCTTGAAGGGCAGTTCCATCGGGTTGCAGGTAGCCTACGTCGCCTTCTTCACCAAGGTAAATACGAGCACCGGGAGCAAAGTCGAAGTCCTCTACGTCCCCACGAATCTTCATCACAGGGTAAGCGATCTGGTCGAATACGTCAGCCTTAAGGTTCTCAAGGTGGTCGATACGATACTGCATACCGACGAGGTTATCCAACGGACCCATAGCGTATAGGTTATCAGGGCGAGGACGCCAACCCGACATGAAGATAGGTGCATGGCCCAACCACGAAGGGTTCTCTTCATTGTCCAGAACGTAAGCACGGTCGACAACAGTGATGATACGGTCCGAGTGGAGCTTGTTCTCGTTGTAGTCAAAAATGTCCCCGTAGAACGTAAGAACCTCAACGTAGTCTGATTCATAATACTGCTGGATCGACGTAAAGCCATCAGCGATGAAACCGTCAGCCTTGTTATACGCTGAGTCAGACTGACGAATAGAAGCCCGAGCGTACATCATCTTGTCGATAATGGCTTGCCAGTGAGCCTTAGACGGGTCTTTGTCGATCATCCGTTTGACTTCACCAAGGGTAAGAATGCTCTTGATGATCTTAGGCGTCTTGTAGAAGTCAGAAGCGGTAGGGTTAAATACGATGTCGTAAGGGGAAATACGGATCAGACGAGGACCAATGTAGTTTGTCGTTACTTCACCAGACTCTTTGGTGTTATACTCTTGGCTCCACTCGACAGTAGCAAAGCAGTTACCGTACTGAATCCAATCGTAGAGAAGGCTAGAAGCAGTGTTGATAAAGTCAGACTGACGGACCTTATTGTCCATGTAAGACTGAATGACTTCACGCTTCTCACGGGTACCATCTGAAGCCGTAGTAGCTTCCCAACGCATCCACTTCTGCTGAGGGAACAGAGTAGCAAAGTAGTTCGCATGGAGGTTATCCATGATCTGCGTCAGCTTAGGGGTCGTCGTAGAGTTCGACCACGGAAGGGCAGCATTCTTCGTCGTACGAGTATCCGTAGCGTAGAGGTAGTTACGGAGTTCTTTCTTTTCAACGAGCCACTTGTCACGTAGAGAGTTCCACTCGACCCAACGATTAGCAATCTCGACAGCGAGAGTATCGGGGTTAAGCAGGTGCTCAAGTTCGATGGTAGTTCCGGCCATTATGCACTGCCTCTAAATCGTGAGTTAGCCCAGACGATATTGCTATTCTTGCTGCGCTGTACGTTCTTCATTGGTTTCACAGCCATGTCGACAGCAGAAGCTAGAGCATCCTTAATGTCGTCATTTGGTGGGTTTCTAGAAGATAGCTCTTCCTCTAGAGTCTGTATATGCCCGCCTCGGTAATGCCAGATCGAAAGGTTGTCGTAACGAGGCTCAAGGATGGCTGCGATACGCTCTTCTTTACTTCCTTTGTTCGGGCGGTACTCTTCGATAGAGATCGACAAACCATGTTGCTTGATGAGCTCTTTAAGCTGCTTCACAATAGCTACCTGAGCCACCGTGACTTCTGCCCTCATCTTCCTGAACGACCACTTGTTGCTAAGCTGCAGGATATGGTCGAAGTATTCGCTGATGCGATCCGTACGGAAGCGATCAATATCTAAGACGTAGACGTTATTCTCACCATCGACACCGACGACAACCATAGCAGTGTAGTCAGCTTTCTTGCTAAGGCTAAACGCAAAGTCCACTGCACAGTAAACGTTCAGGCGGTGCGTCTTGTAGAACCAGTAACCATTATCAAGGTGAAGATGCTTACGGTCGTAGTACTGGAACTTGTCAGAGCCTACGGGTACGTTATCTGGGTCCGTAGGGTCGTTGTAGTATTGCGCCCTGAACTGTCCTTTGTCGAGATACTGCCCACGCTTCTTAGCTAGAATCTGCTGGTCGAAACCAAACCACTTACCGTCTTTACGTTGCTGACGAGGCCACAGGAACTCACCCGTACCATCGCCCCTATCTTCTACCGCACGTTCAAAGATTTCGTAGATGTTCTCTTCGCCAACCTTATTACCTGCTTTGTCGTACTGATCCTCAATCATCTGCATCAAGTCGTTATACAGATCAATCGGGTGGTAGCGAGTACCTACGACCCACTCACGGGCCTCAGCACCTTCGATGGACGACAACAAAGAGTATTGGCTTCTTACTTTGTCGCGACCTTCGTTAGTGTACGCATTTTCATAGACAACCACATCATCAAGAACTGCAATGTCGCAGTGCATACCAGTAAGGGAAGTAGTGAGGCCACCAGTGAAGATGCTAGGGTCACGTACGTTTTCTTTCTTACGTTGAGGATGGTCTAACGCAATCTCCGAGGTGGTCCAACGAGTACGCTTACCTTCCTCAGGATGGACGTGCTCAGGCCAGTAACGACGATAAACCTCAGAGGTAAAGATACCTTTCATAAAGCCTAGTTGCTTTTCTGCAAGGTTAGCAGTAGCAGAGATATAGAGTACACGCAGCGTAGGGTTCTTCGTAAGTTCCCACACAACCCGGTAAGCTACCATACGAGATTTCTGGTGGTCACGAGGGAACAAGACAAGTTGATGGCTCTTGCTATCCTGACGTGTCCACCAGCCGAGCAACTCAGAGTGACATTGACCAAGGACTTGTTCAGGAGCGACAAGCTTGATGAATGTTTCTAAGTCGGATTCGGCAGCTAGACGTATTGTGTCGTTGACTGATAAAGAACTCATGTGACAATATTACCACAGTCAATTCTGTTTGTCAAGTGGCTACTTCAAGAGCGCCACTAGCGGTCCAAAGCCAATGCTCTCGGGTTTCGCGAGGGGGTAGTGTGCTGTCGTCTACAATACGCCAAGGTTTTCCTGTCGGTACATCTTTACTCGCAACAGCTTCTACTTGGCCAGCAAACTCAGGTGCCGGGGTGATAACAGATACACCACCGTTATCGTTAGGAAAAATAACAACCTGCATAGTTAAAACCTTTCAGCGAAAAATTGCAACGCAGACAGGATTTGTGTCTACAGCGGTGTTGTTAAAGTTTGGTGTCCGTATACGCACATTACCAGCCGCTCTGGATAGAATACCAAGGCCGTAAGCTGATTGAGGCATACCAACCGCAGCAAAGTTTGCGTCAATCATAGCAGTAGTAAAGTTTACAGTATAGTCGCCAGTACCATTGTCTGTGATACTTGACACATTCCCGCTGCCATTAATAGCTACAGTACCTGTTCCGTTAAAGATAACCCACGCACGACAGGCGTACATAGGGGCTGAACCAGAGGCGTTGAGCAAAGTGGGTACAAGGGCTGACACTGCCTCTGAGGTACGCAGCGGAGTCATAAGTTTAGCGTTGTCGGTTCCAGCTTGCGCCTCAGCCTGCGAAGCAAGGTCAGCAGCTACCGTAGGATTACCTGCAGCACCCGTACCATTGGTAACAGCGATACCCGTTCCAGCGGTTAGCGTACGCTTCGTAAACGTATCTGTTCCAGTTTGGACGACAACCCCAGCAGCGGTATCCAATCCAGCCAGAGCAGTCAGTGTATTGTCGGCTGCTTGAGCACCAAGGTTAGCCCGAGCAGAAGCAGCGTTAGCTACGTCAGTAAGGTTATTAGCCCCAAGCATGTCGCCCGTACCTGCACCAGCGGCACCCTTCTCAGCAAAGAGTTCCCAACGGGAGGCGACAAGATCAGTAGAGAAGGTACCTGACGTATGGGCGACAAGACAGATGTAGGCGTTACCAGCATTACGGACAAGATCGTTCTTAACGTAAGAAGTACCCGTAAGCCACGCACTACGCCATTCTGGTACAGATGCAAGGCCAGTAACCGTCTGCCCATTAAGAGTCAGGTTATCTGCGTCGATGTTACCTACGTTCAGGAGAGCTTTACCGTTAAGGTCAAAGTCTGCACCCATAGCGTTAGGAACAGAACCATCCAACGACACAGTGTTATCGAAGGCATCACGGATAGCCTCGAAGTTAGCATTGAGCGTAGCCGTGGAGTTGAACCCAGACGACACAGTTGTGATGGTTGGACGCTTAGCCATGTTGCTTACTGAACCTTAATGCCCAAACGCTCAGCGTCCTCAGAGAGCAACGACAAAGCTTGTTTATCCATTTCTTCCTCTTCCTTCTCGGCCAGCTTCTGCTTAGCCTTGGAAGCACTCTTGTCGTCCAGCCACCCACGCTCCAAGAGAAGCTTAGCAGCACCAAACGAAGAACGGCCACCCGTACGCATCTCTTCAGCGATAGAACGAATAGCTTCAGACTTAACCTTAACTTCTACTTCCTTACGCCACGCCTCTACTTCTTTCTTGATGTAGTTGCTACGCGAGAGTTGAAGCCACGTCTCCCATGAACCGAAGACAGCCCAAGCGAAGGTATACTCCGTAGGGTCTGTGGCACAGTACGACAAATAGAGCTTACGCAAGGAGGTGTAAGTCTTACCATCCCGTTCAATGTCAGCTTCCTTGAGGGTGAAGATAACATGCTCAGGTTCGAAGTACGAAAGCTCCCAGAAGAGGGACTTGGTGCGAAGCTTGCCTTGTGACGTACGTAGTTGGGTCTCTGTGAAGAGCAACGCGGTTATTCCTCTGTTCAGTAGAAAACGAATCACTTAGTGGCAATTATACAACAGTGTATTTTATTTGTCAAGCCCCTTTACGTCGTCCTGTAGGGTATGTTCAGAAAACGACACAGATAGTCTGTATACGACAAATAAAGGGCTTGACAGAAGTGAAAAACCTGTGTATAATAAAACTGTCCTTTGGCGGACCCTAAGTATATACT